TTCTTGCCTACGCCTCAGGACTTTGGGTATCTCGCGCAAATTCTGCAACACATCTAAACGCAACTTCCGCAGGAACAGGAATTCCAATTCGGAACGAAGATTTCTATATTGCAAATTATTACGACGGCGGAGTAACAAGCGGTGGAAACTTTGTTGCTCGTTACATGGGCGACCTTGGAAATTCAATTCAAGTTTCTATCTGCCCAGTTGGCACAGGAAACTCAGCATTTCAGTCTACCATGACTGCAACCGCAAATATTCGCTCGGGAAATAATATCATTACCGCCTCAGCAAATACTCAGACCGATGCTACATCTCCTCTTCAGGTCGGTGATGAAATCTTGATTACCTCAAATGCAACCGATGGTAGCTTTGGATGGACGGAAGTTCTTGGATTTTCTGCTGGAAACAATATTATTATTTCCACAGGCTCACTTCCCTCGTTCTCAAATTCTACTGCTCAACTGACACGCCGCTGGAAGTATGCAAGATATTTCGATGGTGCACCTGGAACGTCAACATACGTGACTCGCCAAGGTGGAGCAAATGACGAAATTCATATTGCAATTGCCGACAGAGATGGAAAGTTTACAGGCGTTACTAATTCTGTGCTTGAAGTCTTCCCATTTGTTTCTGTAGCATCCGACGCAAAAAATGCAGATGGCACGGCAGCTTTCTATAAGCAGGTTCTGTTTGATCGCTCGCGATATGTCTACTGGGGAAATCACCCTTCAGGAGCAGCCAACTGGGGAAATACAGCAAACTCGCGGGTATTCTCGGCAATTCAAAGTCCCATTTACAACACACTTGCTGGTGGAAATATTGGAACACCAACAGATGCAAATCTGATTACTGCTCTTGATCAGTTTAAAAATCCAGAAGAAGTAGACGTATCATTTATCATGATGGCAGCAGCATCAAATACTGTCACACAGTATGCTATCCAAAGCATTGCAGAAATTCGCTACGACTGTATTGTGACATTCTCGCCGCTGTCTAGCCACGTTGTTGAAACTCCTGGAAATGAACTTACCAATATTACAGCCTACGTCTCGAACTTCTATCGTTCAGCATTCGGTGTAATGGATTCTGGATGGAAATACATGTTTGATCGATATTCAAACAAGTATCGGTATGTTCCTCTTAACGGAGATATCGCAGGTCTTATGGCTCGCACGAACAACCCATGGGATTCACCGGCTGGACCCACAAAAGGTCGTATTCGCAATGCCATCAAGCTAGCATGGAACCCAACAAAGGCACAGAGAGATGAACTGTATCGCCGCGGCGTCAACCCAGTAAATACATTCCCTGGCGAAGGTATTCAGCTTTTTGGTGACAAGACGTTCCTTACAAAACCAACCGCATTTGATCGGATCAATGTACGCAGACTCTTCTCGTATCTTGAAAAAATCATTGCGCGCGCTGCCAGAAACTCACTGTTCGAATTGAACGATGAATTTACACGCGCACGATTTGTTGGACTTGTTGAACCTCTTCTTCGTGATGTTCAGGGCAAAAGAGGAATCTACGATTTCCGAGTTGTTTGTGACGAAACAAACAATACTCCACAAGTCATCGATTCCAACCAATTTGTTGGTGACATTTACATCAAGCCAGCACGTTCGATTAATGACATCCAGCTGAACTTTGTTGCCACCCCAACGGGAGTCAGCTTTGATGAAATTATTGGAAGGTTTGGATAAGACACATAAATATACACGACGAGAAATTCTCAAAGGAGTAAATAAAAATGGCTTTTGAAGTCAATCAATTTCGATCTCAGATGGCTTTGGATGGGGCACGACCAAATCTTTTCCAGGTCACCATGCAGTTTCCCTCCGCTCTGGTACCTGGAGGCGCCGCAGACGCTTCCAGGCAGCTAACTTTTCATGCGCGATCAGCACAGCTTCCTGGAGCTACAATAGGAACTATTCCTATTCAGTATTTTGGACGCGAAGTCAAATTGGCAGGGAATAGAACATTCCAAGATTGGACGCTTACAATTTTTAATGACGAAGACTTTGCAACTCGCAATGCAATTGAGCAGTGGATGGCCTCTCTGAATTCACATACTGGAAATCTAAGAGCAGCAAATGCCCGTAGTTCGTTTACTTACGGGGTTGATGCTCTTGTTCAGCAGTATGCAAAAACGGGAGAGATTATCAAAACCTATAAGTTTATCGGAATGTGGCCAACAGATTTAAGCCCTATTGATTTGGACTGGTCGTCAAACGATGTTCTTGAAGAGTATACTTGTACATGGGCATACCAGTACTGGGTAGCCGAAGACATTGGAATTAGATAGTTGACTTTTAGTTAAGATTGTGCTAGTGTAATATTATGGAAAAAGATTCTTTTGTTTACTGTTGGACAGATAACGCTACTGGCAAGTTATATGTTGGTAGCCATAAAGGTCATGTTGATGATGGATACATTTGTTCATCAAAAGTAATGCTTCTTGAATACAAAGCGCGACCAAAAGATTTTACGCGAGAAATAATCGCTGAAGGAACACATAAAGACATTCGTCAATTGGAGGGTATTATTTTAAGTGCCGTAAATGCAGCTAAAGATCCAAACTTTTATAATCTGAATAATCAAAATGGTAAATTCTGTCTGTCCGAAGAACATTGGAAGAAACTGAGTGTAAAATTAAAGGGTGATGGAAATGGAATGTTTGGAAAAACACACTGTGAAGAAGTCAAGAAAAAATTGAGTGAACTTGCAAAAACGAGAACTGCTGGAAAAAATCCAAATGCTAGAAAAGTTTTTACCCCACACGGAGTATTTAATAGTTTGCTTGACGCCTCTAAGAATCTCGACATGACATACGATCAAATTAGATATAGAGTGAATCCAAAAAGAGTTGATTTTCCAGATTGGGGATATATTAAATAATGGCCGATGAACAGAATCAAGGTATAAAGAGGGGTGGCGGTTTTAGATTATTTGGGTTTCGTATTATTCCCGATAATCCCGATGATATCGCTGCCCCACAGTCTAATGCAAATGATCCACAAAAACAACTGGTGCAAAAATCTTTTGCTGCGCCACAGACTGATGACGGCGCCGTTGTAGTACAGACAGGAAGTTACTACGGCACATATGTTGATCTAGATGGAGTATCTCGTAACGAAATTGAATTGATTTCTCGATATCGAGAAATGGCGATGCAGCCAGAAATCGAATCCGCACTAGATGATATCGTCAATGAAGCCATCGTTCAGGGCGATGATGGTATTGTAATGGAATTGGATCTAGAAGAGGTTGAACTGGGTCAGGCAATCAAAGATAAAATACATGATGAGTTTGATTACGTTTGTAGACTTATTAACTGGAAAGATATGGCACACGATATTTTCCGACGATGGTATATCGATGGAAGATTATTTTATCATATTGTAATCAATGAAGAAAATCCAAAAGAGGGAATAAAAGAACTACGCTATATCGATCCAAGAAGAATTAGAAAAATTCGCGAAGTATTGCGTCAGAAAGATCCAAGAACAGGCCTCGATATCGTAGCCAAGACAAATGAATATTTTCTTTACAATGATCGAGGAATCATGGGATCATATACGAGTCTTGGAACAAGAATTTCTGTCGATTCCGTTATATACGTTACATCAGGACTATTAGATTCCAAAAGATCAATGGTTCTTTCTTATCTGAATAAAGCCATCAAGTCTTTAAATCAGTTAAGAATGCTGGAAGACGCCACAGTAATTTATAGACTTGCACGCGCGCCCGAAAGAAGAATATTCTATATCGATACAGGTAATCTTCCAAAAGCAAAAGCAGAACAATATCTTCGAAGTCTGATGGATGCATATCGTCAGAAAATTGTATATGATGCAACGACAGGCGAAATGCGCGATGACCGTCGTTTTCTTTCAATGATGGAAGACTTTTGGCTTCCTCGCCGTGAAGGAGGAAAAGGTACAGAAATTCAAACTCTTCCAGGTGGTCAAAATCTAGGAGAAATCCAAGACGTTGAATATTTTCAAAAGAGACTATATCGCTCCTTATCGGTTCCGTTTTCTCGGATTGAGTCCTCGCAACCTGGAGGGTTTTCTTTAGGAAGAACAACAGAAGTCACAAGAGACGAAATAAAGTTTTCCAAGTTTATTGAAAGACTTCGTACTAAGTTTTGTGCACTATTTGATTCGGCGCTCAAAACACAACTGGTCTTAAAAGGAATTTGTACAAGTGATGAATGGGAACTCATTCGCGAAAAACTTCGATACGATTTTAAGAAAGACAACAATTTTAGTGAATTAAAAGAAGCGGAACTTCTGCAAAACAGACTTCTTGTTCTTGGGGCAATAGAGCCATACGTTGGCAAATATTTTTCTCA